CCCGCAGGGTAGACCGTGACGGTGCCCGAGACAGAGACGTTGAGGTTCGGGACTTCGCCCGAGCCCAGCACGTGGGTGCCAACGGTAGTCATTGCGTTGAACGTCGAGAAAGGAACGCCGCCGCCAGTAGTCACGGTGCCGGACACCACACGCAAGAGCTTGTCGTTGTGGTCGGTGCGCTTCGTCCAGCCGGTCGGAGCCGTGGTCTGGTGAAAGAGCATCACAGTGCCAGAGGGGAAGAACTTGGCGTTGATCGCCGCGTCCTGCGCATCCACGTAGGTCTTGTCAGCCTTGAGGCCGATCTGGGTGGCCGTTGTCGTCGCGAAGTTGGGGTCATCGCCCAGCGCCGTCGCAAGCTCATTGAGCGTGTCGAGCGTGGAGGGTGCAGAGTTGACTATGCCTGCGACCTTGGTGTCCACATAGGCTACGAGAGCGGCGTCCTGCGGATGCACGTGGTCCTCGTGGGCCCATTTGTCGCTGGTGCCTACAGCAGCCGTGCCATCCATGAGAGGCGTCGCCGTGCCAGCCTTGGCCTGCACAGCATTGGCAGCATTGGCGGCCGAGGTCGCTGCGGCGGCCGATGAGGCGCTCGCGTTGGCTGCGTCAGCGTCAGCCGTGAGCTTGTCCGCTCTTACCTGGTCCGCGAGGTCATTCAACTCCGCGAGGACGGCACTCTCTTCCGACAGGAAGTCGTAGAGGTTGCCCTCAGGATAGAACGAGGTCGGGGCCGGGCGCGGGCGGTTGTCAGGGACGTTGTCGTTGTTCGTTACATCTTCGGCACCCACCAGTCCGCCGTCAGTGAAGAACGAGCCGGGAGTGGTGGAGCTTAGGCCGGGCGCAGTCTCATTAGGGACCACGGTGCCTTCGCCCACAGTGCCGCCATCAGCGTAGAAGGAGCTAGGGACGGTCGAGGTCGCGGGCGCGTGGTCATTGGAGACCACAACGCCTTCGTCAACCTGTTCCCCGTCCACGTAGAAAGAGGACGAGGTCGGGCTTACCATTCATCACCTCGGTCGAAGTAGAGCGCGGGGCGAACTGCGGCGTCTGCGGTCAACTCGTCGCTGTCCGCTTGGTCCTGCAGGGTCACCATGATGCGTTGGAAGTCTTGCTCGAAACTGGCCTTGCGGTCGTCATTGAGATACGAGGAGGCGGCCACCAGAGCAGCGTAGACCACAGCGTCCCATGCGACCTTGGACATCGTGTTGCTGTCGGTATCGGCAACGAGCGCGGGGAATTCGCAGTAATAGGTGATGAGGACTTTGTCGCCCACACAGGGCCGAGGTCCCAGATGCCAAGCGGCACCTTGGCGCGCGTAGATCGACGGAGGGCCCACATCTTGCGATGCTCCCATCACGCGGTTCATGTCGACGCGCTGCAGTTCGTATTCGAGAACACCATCCCCGTCTCGGTCAACTTGGATCGAGATAAGCTGCAGGAGGTCGCTGGGGATGCCCAGCTTCGTGTAGCTGTCGGGGATGGTGTACAGGATTTGCTTCTCCATGAACGGGACACGGAGTTCACGCTGGATGCGCTGGATGCCTTGGTTCACGAAGGTGGAGACCAAGGTCGGGTTGTTCGTTACGATGGTGTTGTTGAGCAACGCCTTGAATTGGGCCTTCAGTTCACCGAGGGTCACAGGGTTTCCTTAGATGCGTTTGTTGGTCGTGATGAATTTGTCGAGCGCGTAACGGCGCAGCATCGAGAGGGTCTCTCGTGCGGGAGCGGTCATCACGTCGAAGCCGTATTTGCGGAGGAGGTCATCAACGACCTCGACAGGGATAGAAGCCACCCTGTGCATCTCGCCCGAAGGGGTGGCGATGCTATCAAGGCGCTCATGCTGCAGACTGGTCAGGAATTCGTCGGGGATTTCCTGCGTCCGCTTAATGATCAGTTCATTGGTGGAGCGGTCTTCGTCGAAGGCGACAAGCGTGTCGAGGAGGACGGGTTCTTCGTAGAAAGTTTCTTTGGACATATTCTCAAAAGCAAAAATAGGGACACGGAATTACCCGTGCCCCCATTTGTTGGACCTTAGAAGCCAGCAGTCTTCTGGACGATCAGCGCAGAGCCGAGGCTGTTCTTGTGCTTGAGCGAGAACTCGCCCAGCAGCATGGCCTTGGTGCTGTCACCGGTCTTCGCGAGGTTCTTGCGCTCCCACGGACGAAGGGTCGGCTTCGACCACATGTCGGGTTCGTAAACCAACGTGTTCTCGGTGCGGAGCCAACGGTTGATCTCGACCTTCTGCTCACCGAACGGCGAGACATACAGGTTGACCACGTTGACCAGCTTCTTCGCGTCGGAGCCCGAGAGGGTCCGGTAGCGACCAGCAGCCGCAGCGAAGCCCGCCAGCGTCACCGAGTTCGTCGGGGTGACCATGATGCGGGACGGCTCAGCGCCACTCTCGTACGCCTTCTGCAGCGCGGTGACGAGGAACTGCTCCGTCAGTGGATCATCGTTCGCAGCGGTGCGGACAATGTTGGCGCTGGCGATCTGGACCTGAGCGGAGTCAAGGGTCGAGGGGACGGTCGTGCCGTTGCCCGCAGCCTTGGTACCGGCGAGGCCGATGTAGGCGATTTCCACGTCACGCTTAAGCGCAGCGGCCGTCTTGGCCATCTGGTAAGCGAACTCTTTCTTCCGGCCGTAGGTCGACACGACGTCGGCACGGTCAGAGACCACAACGGCCTCGGTGAAGATTTGCGTGTAGTTCGACTTCATCGTGGTCGGAGTGACGGTGATGAAGGTCGGGTCCGCGCCTTCGACCGCAGCGTTCTGGGCCGGTGCGCGCAGGCTGTCTTCCTGCCACTGGAACAGCGGCTGGGTGATCTTCTCCGAGCCAATGCTCGACATGAAGGGGGTCTTGCGCGGGGAGAGGTTGGTGATGACGTCGGCAACGTCTTCCTTGATGCCGACCATCTGATAAGTCTGAAACTGAGCCATTAGAAATTTAGTCTCTTCTGCAATGTAGTGGTGTGTTACTCGCCATCAAACATGGCGAGGAATGCGTCGGCGGCGTCGGCCTGAGAGCCTGACTGCTTCGCCTTCTGCACAGCCGACTTGGCCGTGACTTTCTTTGCGCTGTCGCGCACTGCGGGGGTTGATGCGGAGTTCTTCACGATGCGTGTCGGGGTCTTGTTCACCTTCTTGGTCAAGACCTTGTTGGCACCCTTGGAGAACTGCATCGCCATGTGCAGCACTTTGAAAGCAGCCGGATCATTGAGGGACGTTACGACTTTGGCGTCGAAGCCCTGATCCACTGCGAAGTTTCGAATGTCCGCGTAGACCGCGTCATTCCAGCCCTTGATGAACGTCTTGCTCTCGGGGTTCTTGAGCGCCTTCAGACATTCAGCGGACTGCTTCTTCGCTGCTTCCTTCTGCTCAGCAGTGATCTTTTCGACGTAGGAGGTGAGTTCGTTCTTGAGGAACGTCTCTTCCTGAATAGCCTCGTTCGCCTCTGCAGTGAGTTCCTGCAGATGCTCAGCGGGGATATTCGGGTCCTTCATGTACTGGGTCCACGGCAGAGCGCGGTATTTGTCCGCTCGCGCAGTCGCACGCTGCAGGAGGGCGTTGTACGCAGTGACATTCTCTGTCCGCTTTGCGTTTACGACCTCTCGCTCAGTGGCGACTTCTTGCGACTTGCGGGTGAGAGCAGCCTCTTGACCAAAGAGACGCTTCAGGTCGGAGACCTTAACCTCATGCTCAGTGTCGCCTTCCTTGACCTTGACGTACGTCTCGTCACTGTCATCGGCAAACTTGCGCTTCGGTTTGTCGTCTTCGTCCTTGTCGTTCTCTTCGTCTTCGTCGCCTTCGTTCTCTTCCTCGTCTTCGGATGGCTCGTCTTCAGCGTCCTCGTCCGGGGTCTCGTTCTCGGCGTCGTTGGCGTTCTCTTCGTCTTCGTCGGCTTCGGTTTCTTTCTTCGATGGCTTCTTTGCAGAAGCGTCGTCACCCTCTTCGGGATCACCATCGCCAAGGAGAGCAGCAACGAAATCGTCGTCGTTGATCTCTTCCGGGTATTCTACGTTCAATGCGGCGTCGTTAGAGTTGATAGCCGTCGTCATCAGTCGTCATTCCTATAGATGTCGTGGACGCCCTCATGGTCGAACTCGTCGACTTCGGGGGTGGTCTCGGACGTCTTCTGTTCAGTTAGTTTGGTGTGCGCGGCAGAGAACTTCTGCGCGAGCGCGAGGAAGCCTGAGAAACCTTGGTAGGCGGCATAAATGCCTTCGCGTTCTCGGGCGTTCTTGGGGTCTGTGTGGAGGATGTCCGTGGCGCACTGCTGGGAATACATTGCAGTGAGCGCCGCGAACGCCTCCGAACTGAGAAGCTCCGTACAGAAGCCTCCCAGTTCGAGGATCGTTGCGTCGTCCATTTAGTCCTTAAGCTGCCTTGGAAGCCGCAGGTTTAGATGCGGCTTTCATCTTTGCTTCGTGGTCCTTGTTGATCTTCTCTTCCTGCAGAGCCAATTCCTGACCATCGTGGAGAATGCGAGCACGTGTCTCTGCATCCTGTCGATCGTTCGTACGGGCTTGGTTGTCTGCGGCGAGCGCAAGCTGCTGGTCCTGCTGCTGCGACTTGGTTTGATCCAAGGCGAACAGTCGGCTGGCATCGGCCTGCTTGATGGTGAGAGCCTTGTCGGCCGTCGCAGCGGTCTGCTGCTTGACCTGGAGTTCACCCATCTTGATCGGGTCGGGACCCGGAGGCGGTGCGTTGGGATCGAGATACGAGTTGAAGTTCGTGAAGCCTTTGAGCTTCGCGATGTCGTTGAGCATTGCGTAGCGGCCCTTCTGGCCGAACATGTTGCCCAAGCCGGGGTCCTTAGCCATGCCTTCATAGCCCTGCATGAGGTCCATGGCGGCCTGATCCTTCTCACCATAACCGAGGTGAGCGGACACGGTGCACGACGTACGCTCAGTCCACTGCTTGGGCGTGAACCCAATAGGCTGACCGGCGAGTTCGATGATCTTCTCGTCCTGATGGTTCAGGATGAGCAGACGCACGACTTCAAGCATGAGCGGGACGAGGAAGTTGTAAGCGAAGTTGCGCGCCATGATCTTCTGGCGGATGCTGCTTACCTTCATCATCGTGTCCACAAGACCCTTGGAGTTCTGGGTCGAGATGGCGCTCTTGTCGAGACCCTGCGACAGCGCAGAGATGCCCGTGGACTTCTCGTTGTTGTCGTTCAGCATACCCAGCACGTTGAAGACGTACGGGTTCAGGTTGGCCTGTTGGAACGGCTGCACACTGTCCGGTCGCCTGACGTTAACGACGCCGCCGAGCCGGTTGTCTAAGAGTTCACGTGGGTTCATTAGACCGCCATTGACCACAGCCCAACGCGGGTTAGTCGTGATGGCGGTGTGATCGAGCACACCACGGAAGAGAACGGTTCGAGCGTTCTGGGTGTGGATCACACGCTGTGCAAAGTTGTTGCCGTAGAAGACATGCGAGACCGGCAGCGGCACGTACGCGATGAAGGGAGCCTTGTCGACTTCCTCAGGCGGATAGAGCAGCTTGTCGCCAGCGATGCAGATTTTGTAGAGACGGACGCCCTTGCTGGGGTCGATCTGCATACGCACGAAGTTCTCAAAGTAGACGATGTATTCGAGTTCGTCCTGTATCGGGTCGTCGGAGACGTCGTTCTGCCGAGTAGGCGAAGTGCGCGCGAGAACCTCAGGAGAGAACATCAGGGCCCGAGCGTCATCGGCCGGAAGGGACGCAACGAGCTTCGGGTCTACACCCATCTCGATAAGCTCAGCCTTCGTCTTCGGCGTGCGGTGGCTGCAATAGACCGCCTTGTCGATGGACGTCGCGATGCTCTCGATCAGAAACTCTTCGGGAGCAATGTTGACTATGGTGACCTTGGAGACGTCCTGCTTGCGCGTGAGGGTGCCCTTGAAGGTGCCATCCGGCTGCTCCTCGGCGTCGAAGGTGTCGACCTCGTCGTGCGAGGCGAGAGCCGTCGCGTCTTCTTGGCTGATACCCTCGAACTCTTCGTCCGAGTATTTGAACTTCTCTTCCCAGAACACCTTGACCACGCCTGCGCGAGCGACGAGCCCGTCATAGATGGCGCTGCCAAAGATGTTGAAGCCGTCGTTCTCGCGATAGATGACGTAGCGAGCCGCCTCGGTCGCAACGCGACAGTTGGCAGCATTCATGAACTGGTCGGGGTCGAACTGCGCAATCTGCTCGCCACCGGAGAACACCTCCTGCAACTGAGCGCGCATCATCTCGACGCTGTCGTAAACGTCGCTGGCCACGTACGAGGACGAGCCTTCGTTGGTGCGCCGAGGAAGCTCCCCGTTCAGATACTTCGTGACCCGCGTGCGCTCAAGCGCCAGTCGCGAGTCGTAGAAGCCTGAAGCGGTCATCTGCTTCTGGGAGACCCGGGCGACAATATCCTCGGGACTTAGGGGGCGAGTTGTCGCCATAGGTTTCCTTTGTTAGATGGCTTGAACGTAGTAGTCGTCGGTGACTTCGACCGGCGTCCACACGTCCTCGGAGACGTACGCTGCGATTGCGAGCGCCATGACCGTGTCGTCGTGAGTGCCACCCTCGGCCTCCATCTTCCCGGCCTCGGTGACGACGAACGTCATCATCTCCTGCAGGGTCGTGGGGTCGTTGATCTCGATGCCGCCGTCGCGGTCTAACTCGCGCAGCTTGTCGATGATCAGGGGCTTGGTCCGCTCGCTGGTGAAGAAGCCGAGGTTGATGCTGTCCTTCTCGTCCAGAGTGCCCTCAGGCTGCTCTGTATAGAGGTAGGGGTAGTTGGCATCACGCAAGGCGACGCATGTCACCAGACCGTGGTTGTTGCGCTCAGGAGCGATGGTGGCGCAGTTGTAGTGATATCCGAGGGCGATCAGGACGGACGCGAACACGTCAGGATGACAAATGCCACGCCAGACCGCGACTTGACGGCGTTTGCTGTCGAGGACCTGAGCAACACTGCTGTCGCCTTCCTTCTTGCCTTTCACGCCACCTCGGATGCCCATGCCGACGTCAGCACCAATGGTGTACGTCTCGGTGGCAGAGCGCGGGTGGTAGATCAGAAGCTCACCACGGGGGTTGGCTTCAAGGA